GGGGGGGGGGGGGGGGGGGGGGGGGGGGGGGGGGGCGCGGGGGGGGGGGCGGGGCAGAAGCAAAGGGGCGGGGGCAGCTACCGAGGTATTCTCAGTAACTGCCCCCGCTTCATGTGCCGAGGGATCTCTATCGTGGCTTATCTGTCATCTTGGGGAGGTACTCAATGGTGCAGCCGAAGATCGCCTCCTCGGGATCAAGCTGACACAGCAAGGCCACCTTGAAGTACTTGAAAGGAGTACCGCTGATACCTCGCAGGATGTGGTCCGCACTTGATGAGATCACATGCCAGTCGAAGAGGTCACGCGAGCCGTAGAGGATCGTTCGCACGTGGCCCTTGCGGAAGTACCCACGCTGTATAACAGAGCGGATAGTCTTCATCGTGTCGGGTGCTCCGAGCTTTAACGGGCGCGTGACCAGCAACCCTCGAACGCCCTTCGTCGGGTCGATCTTAGAATAGTCCACCACCTTCCCATCCTTCGTCACCGCTATCGTCTGCGGGTAGGAGTTCACGGCCTTGCGAATGTCGGTAGGAGTAGTACTCCACTGCTTACTTTTGAGGGAGTAGACGTAGGCGTACGACGTCTTGGGGTTGTAGGCATACAGACGCTGACGGGGATAGTCGTAGATCATTTCTGCATCCGCGAGGAAATCCTTGAGCGGTAGGTGGTCCGTCTGTTCCTTGGGTATGCCAGCCTCCCTGGATAACTCGTCGGACTTCGGCAAACTCTTCAATGAGGTGCTTCGGTTTGGATCGAGCGAGTCGGAGATACACACGCACTGCGAGCCTGATAGCATCATGATACCACGCTCACTGGTGAACAACACCGCGTTGTCGATCTGCGTTATGCTCTTTGGATTGATGCACACGTCACGTGAGATCGGCTGCTTGGCGGTATATGTCCCGTCCTTTGCCACCTCGAGAGCCCATACGCCATCTGTGGACAGGGCATAGAGAGGGAACTGACCGAACTGCCCAGCGGAGAGAGCCTTCGTGGCTGCACTAATCCCGAGGATCTTACCCGTGCCGATCGAATTCACCCCACGCGTCGGGAAGTTAAACGGGTTGTTCACCTCCGAGGTGTACACCTTGTTTGGCAGTGGAAATGTGCGCTTAGACGTTGCTTGCACCTTAGCCTCAAATGCGCGGAGATCGCGCTCCGTCGAACTCCCCCACCCTTCGAGTGGAGCCAGGTGTCCTCCCATAGCATAAGCCCCTGAGAGGAAGCTATGCTTGGAGAGATCTCGCTCCATCTTCTTGTACACCCAGGTCGACCCAGCCGCCTCTTGCTTATATGCTACCATCTTGTAGGCTCTATGATCCGGGCAATAGACGAATGTCAGTAGCCTGTCTACATCGACACTCGAATATACGCCAGCACTTATATATACATCCTCCCCATCGTCGGCTTTGAGGACGAAGAACACATACAAGAACTGGCTCGCCACTGGTGTAGTGTACGGGAATAGCCTCCACCGATCACTCTGCGAGAGTAGCTGCTCGGAGAGGCCCGTGATATTGAGGCGCGAGTTGTAGATATACGCACTCGTCGGCACGGTCTTATGGTGAGACTTCACGTCGTCGGTGAGCGTTTCATACGTGGCGATATTCTCCAGGAAGCCCTCCTTATCGAAGTGCATATCCTGCTCATGGCTTATGAATATAAACCCTGGTTTGATCTCGGCTGACTTAATGAGGTAGAACGAGCTGATGCCCTTAATCTGAGCGTCTACTCGCTCGGAGTTATTGAGGGCGTACCACTTGTTATTGTGCCATGCCGTCGGATCTAAGGTGTTCACCTCCCACTCGCCAGGTATGATCCACGGCTGGAAGCGTCCCGTGCTACGTATCTCGGGAGTGAAGCCTGAGTAAGCCCTGGATATGGAGAAGGGTCGAAGGATAAGACCGAGCGGATCAAGGATAGAGCCATTACCCGTGAGCGGGTGCTCCTGGTCCCAGGTGTATATAGGTGACGAGATGTAGAAGTCTATGCTCCTAACTATGTCGCTCCATTTGGTCAGTCGATTGTAGTCTTCGGGGTCATCAAGCGCGTGAGAGAGGTCGCTCACAGATAGCGATAGCTTTATCTTGCCTCCGCTGAACATAAACCGATTGCAGGTATTCGGGATCATAAGCACGGGGGGCGACGGCATCGTGGTAGATCCGTCATAGAGCCTGAGAGCATAGCGGATAAAGAAGGGGAAGATAAACTTACCCTCCTTGTCGTAGTGCTTTGCGCGCATCCTATTGAGTAGCGACGCCAGCTGCTTCTCGCGGTCCTGCCCCCTATCGAAGTCCTCCTCTACTACCACCTCCTTAGTCTTGAGCGCGAAGGACACCTTGGGGAATGGTATCTGATCCCCCAGGTGTATGTATCCCTTCGTGGAGTCCTTGTAAAGGAAGTAGTGCATCCCCGTGGGAGTGAGCACCAGGAGCGTATTACCGACGCTCTGTATCTCGATGATGTCCTTGCCCACGCTATCGAGTGGAACTAATGTCCCCCCGTCCTTGGTGTATGCGAGCTCTCCCGTCTCAGGGTCGCGCAGGATATAGTGCCGAAATGACGGGGTCACATGTACGTGATCGATCGTCTTCCCCTTCGGTAGGTCAAAGATTGCAGCAGGTGGCTGAATGGGCTTCAAAGCCTCATCCTCGGGGACAAGACCTGACACCCCTTCGAGATCCCCGTCGGGCACTGCATAGTCGTCGGGGCTTGTGGAGAAGCCGCGGTAACGGATCTCTCGTATCTGTGTAGGCATACTCTATCTCTATTTACGTGGTGGCTGGATCTCGTAGTAGGTGGTGCTGGCTATCTGACGACGCTTGACGTAGAGCTGGGCCACCTCGTCCTCAATGTCGTAGCGGTAGAGGATAGCGGCAGCCGTAGGTGTCAGGCTCTCGAAGCCGTGGGTCTTGGTGCCCTCATTGTGCTGTAGCACTGGAGCCGCCTTTACCTGGGCATCAGAGGCATCTGCGGGTAGGAAGGAGAAGCCGTATGTAGCATTCGATGGTATCGAGAACACAAGCATACGCCTACCGACAGCCTTTTCCCCTCCCATTTCTCGCAGTAGACGGGGTGATAGTGTTATTGATGAGTCTCGCGAGTCGATGGTCACAAGGCGTTTGCGCTGGTCGAGGAGCTTCTTAAACATAGGGCTGGAAGTTGGTTATCTTGGTGCGGCTTCGGAATGAGATCGTCTTGATGAAGTTAAACGACCTGTTTGATGCAAGGGTCTGTCGGTGAGCCCTCGCATCCTCCTTTGTCTCGAAGATGCGTGAGGCTATCTCGCAGTTGCGCGTGCCTATGTGGTAGACGATGTTCGCGTAGTAGCGACGACCGAGGATATGGTCAATGATTAGTGATAGTAGGTTCATAGCTCTGCTTTTGTAATAGCCCCCTCTCCGCTTGTCGTATGCAGAGAGGGGGCTGGGTTAGTTACTCTTTGGGGGTGTTGTGAAGCGCATCGAGGAACGCCTCGGCTACCGCTTTGCCGTATCGGTCGGAGAAGCACCCATTAAACTCGATGCTTAGCCCTGGGCCGTGAAGCGTAAACCGAGTGTGCGTAGCTTCGTCGAAGCCGAATTGAGATCCTCCAGGGAGCGTTGTCCATTTTACGCGAGGGTGTGAGATCTTCATGACTATGCAGCTTTGATGATGTCTACAATGTCGAGGACTCGAGCGTCGGTGACGTCTTGAATACGTCCGTCGCTTGCCATGTCGCTGGCCTCCATAATGGACAGCTCCTTGACAAGCGTCTTTCGTGTGACCTTCTTGCCGTCCACCTCATCAACGACACTCACGATATAGTAGCCAGCAGACGTGCTGTCCACGTCCAGCCCCATGGTATCGTTTACCCCTAACGGCTTTAGGCTCTTGATTGTCACGGGCGATGGCGTGAGCTCATTGAGGTACTCCAGCGTGCGGGCCTCGGCCTCTGTGTAGGAGGCTGCATTGACGAGGTAGGTCTCGGTGATTTTCTTGTCCTCCAGGTTATGGTAGGATACTCGTGCGATAAATAGGTCCATGTTAGTTTGTGTTAGTTTTCTATCTGTTCTTTACTCTGTCTCCTACATTCGTATGCATATAGGTAACTGCATCGACTTTCAGCTCTGTTACGTCCCCGTTGTCAAGCCTTACCTTGAGATAGTACCTATCGGGTCTGTATACTATATCCCCCTCCCAAAAGCCATAGGTGTACCCAGCGGGGTCTGCCACCTTCTCGATGACCACCCCTTCTGAGCTAAGCATAAACTCTGCCCTACCCTCGGGTGTATATTGTAGGTATGTCATGCAAGAGAATATCGCGACAACAATAACTCCACCAAGGAAGTGTATTAGATACTCAATGCGTTTATTCATATCTGTTTTTCTTTAATACCGAGGTGTCGAAGGAGGAGGCCAATGCGATGTGCATTGGCCTCCTGCTTTATTAGGATAATACCGAGTTCGGGGAACTTATCATCAGACGACATCTCCAAGACAACGTCAATATCTCCAGTATCTTTATGCTCGAACCTGAGGGTAAAATACCACCCATTGTCGAAGTACAATCCTGGGTATGAAGCGTCTATATAGTAAGTACCAATAAAACAGCCTTCGTGTATTAGCGGTGCCATAAGCCGCTCATGCGTAGTGCTGGGCTCACCAAGCTCACTCCACTCCAGCGGGCATTTAGCCAGCTGTTGCTTTACTTCTTCTCGTGTCATATCGTCTTTACTAATTCTCTAAGGTCTTTCATACATAGGTGGATAGAGCGCATCCTTGTTTGCGCGTCCTCTCTACCTTCTATTTCGGTTTCTACGCTTAGATCGTAGTCACCTTTGTATCTCCTGTCATTGGTGCTGCACATTGCTCGCAGGTGCACCCACTTTGGGTTGTCGTCGTCCCCCATATTGATGCACTTGTATTGCACCACCCTGCCATCGTCGAGGGTGGCTGTTCCGATTAGCGTCCCCTTCTCGTTCTCCTACCACGTTAGCGTGGGTGTCGTTTTCTGCGTCATAGTTCGTTGTGTTGTGAGGCACACCCCGATCTCCTCATCCTGCGATAAGCTTGATGGTGAGATGCGGGGTGTGCCTATTGTTCTTGCCCCTTGTTGTCCTTGATGAGCGCACATCGTTTGATCCGATAGTAGTTCCCATCTGGCCATTAATGTTTTGTAGTACGCCTTCATGGCGTCCAGCTGAATGCACATTAGGGTAAACTGATTTGTATCCCTATTCGCTCCACGCAGATACGCCTCCAGCTTGTGGATCTTTACATTGAGATCATCCATCTCAATGACAAGCCGATCGGAGAATGTGCCTGACTTTTTATAAGCCTGATGGAATGGACCTCGAGGCGACCATGAGATGTACCCAGTGAACCCTTCTACGTTGCTTTTGCTATCTGGGTATTCTACGATGTACCCTTCATCGCTTGGGTTCTCGTCATCTGGCACCTTCCATCCCCTTAGCTCGTTGTACACCCCTCTTGTCATAGGGGTGGCATTGATGGTCTTGGTTCCCGTGTATTGTGTCATCATCATACGGGTCTCTTCGATTAGTTCTTTCTTGTTCATGTCTTCTACTCTTGTGTTGTTACTATATTCTTTAAGTCTACTTCGCAGACTTTTATTGCCATATCCTCAAGTGATAATCCCTCTGCGATCGTCTCATCGAAGTCTTCCTTACATAAGTCGAAAGGACTTTTTCTTGTGTCTTTTTCCCCACGTTTACACGTCCAGAGTGTTCTAGATCCAGATTGATAGCTGAAATAGCAGTATGTTATCACGATGCCTTTGCCCATTGGATAGGTACCTATATGTATATCTCCGTTTTTTATCCATGTTATATTTATTACGAACATGAAAAAATCAAACGGAGAGCAGTACCTAGGATCGTCGGGAGACAGCCCTGCGTTTTGTTCGTTGGTGTAGGTTTCTACCCACTTTCCTGCCTGTCCTTTTGTGGGGAAAATTCCGCAGGTAGCTCCTGTGACTCTATTCTTTACGACGTAGTCCATATTTATTTGTTGTTGTGAGTGCTCCCCGCACCGAGCTCCATCGGGGTGGGTTGCCCAAGCAGGGCGCACTCGTGGTTAGTTATGAGTTGCGTTCGCTCTTGAGCTTGTCGAGGGCTTCTATCGCCTCCTCCCATTCACCACCGAGGACGTAGGTAATGGCGCTCTGCGCTGTGTCGCTTAGTGGCACTTCCTTCACTATCCCCCGTAGCTCTCTGAGTAGCTCGGTGTAGTCCTTCTGATCGGGCTCAAAGCAGAGGTTGTAGGCTTCACGACAGCCCTCTATCGCTGTCTCTATTCGGTCTGGGTCTCCCGTGGTAAAGAAGTTCACCGTGTCCGATAGCACTAATCCTCGGAAGGAGTCGATACGATAGGTGACAAGCAGGTTGATGCACCACGCTGTTAGATGCTCTCTTTGTTCTTGGGTCATAGCTTTATGTTGTTAGTTAGTCTTGATTATCTCGGTTGAACATTGAGTATATCTGCTCGACTATCCACGCTCTCCCCTCCGCCTTAGCTTCTTTGAGGGTGGGGAGGACCATATCGAGATTACTTTTCAAGCGTTCCGATACAGAGTAGACGCACCAGCCTCCTCCAGCTGAGTACTTGCAGATGTGTATCCGCCAAGCATTCACCATTGTCCACCATTCGTCGTCGCCAGCCTTGCACCATACAAGAGGTCGCAGGCTTCTGTCGATGAGCTTGCGGGTGATAGCCTCGGGAGGATATGGGGCTTTTGCCATCAGCTCCGCTCGCATTGCTTTGTACATGTTGATGCACAACCGATTGGTCTTGGCGAGCTTCTTTGTACATCGTTTAAGCTCATCTATCTCATCGTCCTTGGCGGCTACCTCATCGTCCTTGGCGGCTACCTCCTTTTTGAGGTCTACCGCCTCACACTCTAAACTCACACAGCGGTAGAAGAGAAACACGCACAACACGATTGAGATAACGCAGACCACTAATACGGCAGTGGTGAATACTCCGATCGTCATAGTCATAGCTGTACATTCTTGGTTAGTAACTCCTCGGTGATCTCGAGGGCAGTAGGCTCAGCGTCTCGGTGCTTCGACACTCGGAAGCGGGTAACCTTGTCCCCCGTCCATCCCGTTAGCTCTCGGTAGGCGTAGTAGCCTTTCTTCAGGAAGGGCAAGAGTAGTGCGTGCGCCTCTCCGTGAGTGAGGTGATAGCCTTCCTTCGTTACAGCTACAGTGCACTCGCCACTATCGGCAAGGCTACCTACAATATCTGTTCGTAGCCTCTCCACAAGCCAATTGCGTATGTGCCACTCCTTGTCATTCTCGGGTATCTCGGTGGGTGTCATGCCCTCCGCTTCGGGTGCGGTGGCTGCCTTTGGCTCTCGCTCCCTGCGTTCGTGCAACAGCGTGAGCGTCGCTGCGAGCGCCCACACAAATAGCCCACCGCAGGCGATGATGAGGAGGTCGATGATGTTGTCCGTTGTCATTGTTCGTCAATTTCAAAGAGGGTACACAACTTATTTACTATAAATCTACGAGCCTCCTGCTTTGCACTGTCGATGGTCTTGTGAGCGACCGTGTGTGTATCGATGCGCACCCCATCTCGGTGTATCATCAGGATAGAAGGGGCTGATACAACTACAGCCGGCAAGATTGCAAACTCGAAGCTTTCCCCTCCAACGGCAAAAGAAGCCCTGTGCATACAGTCCTCTTTGCAGTACTCCCACTCTATTGGCTTGAGGCTCTTTGCTATGTCGTTACGTGTCATATCTCTATAGGATTATGTCGTGAATCTTGGGCAGGGCGGAGATGATAATCTCGCCTTCGAGCTCACATTGGTCTGTCTCTCTTTTGGCTTGGGAGTATGTATCTGCTACTATCACCCAGCCTACCCCGACAAACTCACCATCTACCTTTCTTTGTGCATAGTAGCATTTAGAGCCGTTACGCCCATCTAATGACTCTATAGGGGGTATGCTGTTAACTTCCAAAGCGACCCCCCATTGGTAATCTACCCTGAGGTATGGCGATATTATACTTAAGTAGCTACATACTTTGATCTTAGCCTCTTCTTCGCTGTCAGCGTAAACAAGATAAAAGTGAAAGTCGGTAGCGGAGCTTTCTGAAATGAGGCGGTAGGCGCTTATTATATATATATTCATAGTCGTTAGTATTTCTTGCCGTGCAGGGCAGGGCAGGGCGTGTTGCGTTGTACTTGAGCTTGAGATCTATGTGCGTCATAAGGTCGATGCCGAGGTGGTCGCAGAGCTGTTCGAGGCTCTTTATCGGGTCAAGAACAGCCTCCAATGTGGAACAGAATGAAAGAGGAAGCACAGATGAGCATACGACACGCAGAAGGGCGTCTGTGAGATCCTTTGGTGGAGCCGTGTTCCCAAACTCTCCTCTCACGTTGTCAAGCCCTACAAGAGGGGTGCCGCTCTCTATCATCCACCCCAGTAGGTCAAGCAGGCGTATCACTGCATCGGCGATCTCGTCCTCCACTCTATCCTTGACGAACCAAAGGAACCCTTGCGTAAACGTTGCGCCGGAGACCACTCGCAGGTTCTCTTTCGCTTTGGGCGTTAGCTTCGCCCACTTGTCTAAGCGGTCAGCCTCGATCGCCTCGTGAAGCTCCCCGTAAGCGAGCATCAGACAATGCCCGACGGTGTGAAGCTCATCCCAAAAGCCTTTAGCCACCGACCGCTGGTGGCAGTCCTTGGCGTAGCGGTTTAGTACGTCTACGTTGTAAAGTCTGTATGTCATAGTCGTTGCTATTTGATTTTGTATGCGTAGTAGGTGGCCTTGCTGAGGTGCGTAACGCCTGCCAGTGGAAGCGCATCGGAAAGCCTTTTGCCACCAGGTCTAACAAACCCTTCAACAGGGGTGATGAGATACACTGACGTGGACGCCTCGTTATAATCGGATGCGTACACAATCTGCTCCACGCCAGCACCGATGCTATCAGCGTATGACACCCTGTCTTTTGCGGAGAGCCTTTTCACTACAAGCTTGTCGCCTCCCCTAAGCTTTGGCTTTCCTTTGTGCATCTTGCAAAACGCCATCACAACCATCTGTCTAAGCCCAAGTCTCGTGTATACAGGGAAGGTGCTTGACGACTTTCTCGAACAAACCTCATCAAGACTATCAAGGTCGCTAAGAATGCCGTACAAAACGCCACCACCTGCGATATCGAGAAGGCTTGGCGTCATCTCTGAAATGCTATAAAGCGTCATCTGTGGTGGTGTTGTTCGATTTCGCCCTCCTTCTCCATGAGGGGGCGGGGAGTGCGTTGTGGTCGTGATACCCGAGTGCGTGCTTCGACGCGTCCCATTCGGGAGTTGAACTCGGTGAGGCAGTCCACCATGGATTGGTAGACCTCGTTCTGCCCCTTGCAGCAGTCCCGCAGTGTCGTGTAGTCCTCGGTCAGCTTATCGATGTCGGACTTCAGGTTGGCGTGTATGCTGTCGAAAAGGCGGATGCGAGAGTGGATAGCCCAAATGAAGTAGGCTGCGGTCAGGGCGCATACTATGAGTAGGCCCAGTGTTACGTATGTCATCCGTTAAATCCTTTGATAGGTGTTGCGATGTGGTGGATAGCGAGGAGCAGCGCGTCGCGGTCCTCCTGGTTGGTGGCCCTTTGCTTGTGCTTGGGCAGTGTAAGTCGGTGGTGCTTGCACACCATCAGGAGCTCCTCGTGTGTGATCTTCCCGTTCTTACCCTTCCACACCTTGCGGAGCGGAGGCTGGCAGATGAGCGGGAACTCGTAGTCGGTGATGAGGTCGCGAAGGATCTCTCCAACCATGGCGCAGCGTCCGACGTTGTAGCCCGTCTTGGCTATTGCCTGAGCTTGCACCTGTCCAACTATGTGTCGGTTGTGTGATGTCCCCCACACATTCTCGAGGACAAAGCGGTAAGAGTAGTCGGTATCGAGATACTGCTCGTCCACCTCGTTGCGCCATTCCTGGAGCAAGCGTACGATCTTGGGGATTGTCAGCTGCTCCAGGTGAATAGTGCGGTCGGTGATGTTGATGCAAGCCCAGCCCGACCCCTGGGTGTCGGGGTCGATGCCGATGATTAGCTGCTTCTTTGGGCGGGTGGTTGTGTTGTTGCTCATGATTTGTACACCTCATTCTCCCCGTAGATACATTCGAGTCGAAGTAAGACCGACTCGATGAAGTACCTTCTGCACGCGTCTTTGTCTTCCAATGGGCCTGTAAGAGCACTATTCAATAAGAGTTCGTAGTCCTTGCACCTCAAAGCAAAGTCTACCCTTTCCCCCTGCTTCCATCCTGGAACGTTGCTGAGAGTTATACTCAGATAGGCTTCACAAACTTCATCGAGATGCATGCTCAAGTCAAATTGAACGAAGCCGTCGGGAATAATCATATCGTAATCGAGGACACTGGAAAGGTCCTCGATTGATATGCCGTCCTTCCCTTCTTTCTTGCTCGCCTTCACAAGATCCAAGAGCTTCTTGGGCGTGCCCTTCTTCAAGCAGATAAGCACCTTGTTGTGAATATCCATAAGTCTCTCCGCTTCCTTCTTGCTCTTTTCGCTCATGAATTTGAGGTTGGCGATCATTGTCTTTTTGTCTTCCATGTTCACCTGTTGCTAGAATGGCAGATCATCAGCGGCTCCCGCTTGTGGCGCGGGTGCTGGTTGTGGTTGTGGTTGCGCAGGGGCGGCAGCTGGAGCGGTGGCTACCTGCTGTGGTGCTGGCGCAGCTTGCTGTGCTCCTGCCTGTACGATGTTCCACGCCTTGATCTCGGTGTACCATCGTCCGTTGAACTCTCGGCTATCGATGTCTACGGAGACCATCACGTCCTGCCCCACCTGCGGTGTCTTGGCTACGTTGTCCCCGAAGAGTGAGATACATACCTTGCGTGGATATTGCCCGCCCTGCTCGAGGATGAACTCCTGCTTCTGCCATGGGTTGCCCGCCTTGGATGTTCCTGTTTGGATTTGGAGGACCTGTACGACCTTCCCACTGATATTCATTTCGCTCATATCTCTGTTTGTATATCGTTGTATCTGATATTCCTATCACTGATTGCTTTGTCGCGATTGCCTGAAACGCGCCAGTCGTTTACTAATCTCCTTTTCGGCTAAGGATAGATCAGCCTTGCACTGCTTGAGCTTCTCCGAGAAGTAGGCGTGTACCTTTGGAGTCGTGGATCTACCGATGATTGCAGGGAGTGCTTCGATGTGCACATTGAGGTTGCGGATGCGATCCCGCAGGTCCTTGTCTGTGAGTTCGTCGAAGTTGTTGAAGTTGTAGCAGATGTCTTGCATAAGCGTTTGAGGTTATGACCTCGGCTGTGCTGACGCCAGTCGGTGGTCTGTTGATGATAAGTGGACTATGACGCAGTCGCCTTGGATGCGAGAAGCGGTGCGGTCGTCGTATAGGTTAGGACCGCTCAGTGCGTCAGGTGGATAGTTGCTTGTGATGATTGTTGGTCGGCTAAGTCGCTCTCCGTGCTGGTCGCTACGTCGGCAGATGATTGACGCTATGACGCTGGATCGTGAGCCGTAGTACTGCGCCTCCTTGGGCTCTGCACCGAGGTCTCCGATGTGCAGGACGAAGCGTCCTTCATCGAGATACTTCCCCGTCTCCTGGTAGTGGGCGGTGTAGTCCCTGGCGTGGGTCTCGCCATGGGTGGCACTGCTCCACAGTAGGGGGAGGTATGCCACGCTCCACTTGTCTCGGTCCCTGTCGTACTTCCAAAATGGGCGGTGCACCCCGACGATCTCGGAGAGGCGTTGAAGTAGTCGCACCAGCATGGTCTTCCCCGATCCAGTAGGACCCCACACGTACAAACCTCCGAAGGGGTTAGTGCAGGATGGGGAAGCGAGTAGCCAGGCGAGTGCCTTGCGGTATGCCAGGATCTCGTCGGGCGATAGGTCGAAGGCTGGTGTCTCACGTCGTCCCAACTCGAGGAGGACGTCGAACGCGTCGTCGAAGGTGACGGGGTTCCTCATCAGCCGGGGCTCATACCCCTCGAAGGTTACGGGGTCGAGCGTTGCAAGCAGTTCTTCTTTCGTGAATGGCATTGTGTCGTTGTGTTAGTCGGGATAGTTAGCGTACTTCTCGGGGAAGTTGCGTTTGAGTACCGCTCGGTTGTCGTGGTCAAGAGCCAGCCACTTAGCCATGTCATCCTGTGGCGTGCTCGGTGGCGCGCTTCGCTCAGGGTGGTATTCGGCATTGGTGTAGGTTGGTCGAGATTGCGAAGCTCGGGGGAATAGCGACTGCCGTTTGGCGTCCTCTTCCTTCTGACGCTTGTGCCAGGTGACCAGCGCGCTCTTCCAGCTCTTCATCTTGTTAGGACCAACGCGCCAGCCGTTGCTCTCATAGTGGGCTATGAACCTCTCGGGGTCTACGTCATAGCCTAACCTCTCTACCTCGTCTCTGACTTCATCGAGGGAGGGAGGGGAAAAGCGCGTCGCTTTTTCCCCCTCTCTCTTTATGTCTTCTTGTCTTATAGTCTTGGGGGCTTTGCCCCCCCTATTATCCCCCCCATTGACCTTACTTTTACCTTGGTCTACCTTACTTGTACCTTCCTCTGTACCTTCCTCTACCTTGGTGCTACCTTCCTCTACCTTGGTGTATACCTTACTTTCTACCTTACTTTTACCTTGGTCTACCTTACTTGTACCTTCCTCTGTACCTTCCTCTACCTTGGTGCTACCTTCCTCGCTACCTTCCTCGCTACCTTCCTCTACCTTACTTTCTACCTTGGTAGGTCTGTACTTTCTACCACCCTTCGCCATGCGTTCACGGGCCTCGGGAGATAGCTGTCGCTTGGATCGGTAGGTGGTTGGCTCGTCGCTTGGATCTTCCTCGGTGTGACTCTTCTTGATCACCCCCTCGTGGAAGTCTCGGAAGAGTCGTCGTGAGTAGAAGTATTCGCGGCCATCATCACCCATCTCGATGACGAAGAGATCGAAGTCATGTATGATCGACCATATCATGGAGTGCTTCTTCGTGTGGATGAGTGCGGCTACGTAGTACTCGTCGAAATGCATTCGAGGCTCTTTGCCTTCGTCTGCTGATAGCTGACTGAGTAGCTCAATGATGAGCCAGTAGTTGCCGTAACCCTCTGCACCATGTACCGCCATGAGTCGTCGGAGCTTTAGGTCTAAGCTGGCATGAATATCGTGGCGAAAATATCTGTCGGAGCACATACACATAGTATATATGAGGTGTTACTATTTACGTCTCATCTTCTCGGCTCTCCTTTTGAGGTCGTTGAAGATCGTCGTGTCGAGGATTATTGTTGAGCGTCCTTCCTGGGTGAAGGCTTCGGGATAGTCTTTGATGCGTTGTCTGAGTGTAGCTGAGTTGCGTATGCCGAGATACGCCATCACTTCCTTGCGTCCGCTGATGGTGCGATGCTGTGGCTCTTGCCGATGCCTCAGCTCTTCTCGGAGTGTCTCAGCTCCCTCTCGCATTGCATTCATGATGAGCTGCCGTAGATCCTCGGGGGTCATCTGAATGGTGACGGGGGTGTAGGTCTGTGTCGTTGGTGGCATATCAGAATGGAGTCTTGTTGATCTCTATTGTCATGTCGGGTGCTGCTATCATCGTGGGCAGCCCCGTCGCCTCTTCGATTGATTGTCGGCAACGCTCTGCATTGGTGTTGCCTGCGGAGAGGTGTATGAGAAGTATCTGTCGTGAGGTGGTCAGGTCGTTTGCCCGGAGCGTCCGTAAGCAAGTGCCGTAACTCATGTGCGATCTTGTCGTGCGGTGGTACTGCGCTGGGTGGATAGCCCCTGATGCGAGTCGCTCCTTGATGAGGTCCTCGCTGTAGTTGCATTCGATGAGCCAGTGCGTCACCTTGGGGAAGCGGTATTTAAGTAGGTATGAGTCGGTGAGGAATAGCAGCCTACCCATTTCTTCGTGCTCGATGAGGAAGCCCAGGGGCTCCTCTGCGTCGTGCTCTACGTCGAAGGGAAGGACCGAGAAGCTACCGATCTTCACTGCTCGCTTGCTCGTCAGTATTCGGAGCATAGGGTCGTCACCGAGCTGTAAAGCGCCAGCCGTCCCCCTGGAGCAGTAAAGCGGTACTCTTCGGCTGGTGACCCAGCGGGCCTCGCGGGCGTGGTCTCCGTGCTCGTGTGAGAGGAGGCAACCCGCGAGGTGCTGTAGGTCAAAGTCCAGGGACTGGAGTAGCTGCCGCCTCTTGACTCCGCATTCGATGAGGAGCGTTTCCCCTGACGACGTACGAAGTATGTAGGCATTGCCTGCGCTGCTCGATCCGAGGACTGAGAGTGTCATGTTAGAATGGTGCTTCTACTTGTGCTGCCTTTGGGTTGCCTTCTGCCTTTGCTTCGGTAGCTGGTGGCGTGGTAGGCGTTGCCGTGGGTGGCTCGTAGATCTCGCCCGTCTCTCCGTCGAAGTCGAGGGGCTCGCTTGCGGTCTTGCTCTCGATTTCGTGTGTCACATCCTCCACAGAGGCGTATTCATCGCGGTCTACGTAGTGTGCTTCGCCTTGCTCATCGATGACAGCTTGGTCGCTCTTGATAGCGTTCTGCATCTCTACTGAGAGTGGAGCGTACTTACTTAGCAGGAGCTTCAGTACGGTCTTCTTCGCCATAGCGTCAAAGTCCGTTGTCCACTTACTGGAGGCCTTTACCCAAGACTTCTGACTCTTGTAGGTCTCGGAGTATCGGAGGGCGTGGGCTTCGACTTCGTCACGTGTCATATATAGGCACTTCGAGAAGCCGTTGGTCAGGCGGAAGTAAGCGACGTAGCCTATGATGGGGAGCGTCTCTCGGTTGGGCTTGGCTGCGAAGCGGGTCTCCCCTGTGAGGAGGTCGAAGTCTTGAAGTTCACCCTCCCTGACTTCGGTAACATTGATCGCTTGGAACTGACCGCTTCGGATGGCGAGCTGTACGAAGCCCTTGTATCCCAGCTGGAACTGCGCCTGTGCTGTGCCGTTCTTTCGGTTGTAAGGGATGACGTATGCAAAGCCGAGGTTTGGATCGAGGGGCAGGTCAAGGGCGGTCGCCTTGATCCCTGCATAGATGATCGTCAGCGGTTCGCAGGCTTGTAGCCCCGTGCTGTTTGCCACCAGTGCTGTGATGTTGTTCACGAAAGAGGACTTCTTCGCAGAGAGCACCTGCTGGAGGTAGTCCTGGGTGCGCTGGTCTGCAAGGGTCTTGTTGAAGCCCCTGAGCGTGTTGGCTTGGGGCTGTGCTACCGCAGTAGCGGTGGTTGTCTGTGGTGTCATGTTGTCTTAATTGATATGTGTGACATTTAACTCCTTGTCGTCGGAGACTCGGAGGAGAATGATCTGTGATGTGAGGTCTTCGGGGAGCGTCTGTATGCTCTCGCTGTTGTCGATGAAGACGGGCGCGCATACCTGGTGGTGCTCGCTGAGCACTCGGATAATCTCAAGCCCTGCCGTGATGCGGCTGGCGGTGTTGGCTGCAGTAATGGGCACTCCGTTTACCAGCGGCTGGCAGGTCTCTGAGGGGAACTCGCGAGCCTTGTCGTCGATGGTGTACTCGAAGAGTCGGAAGGTCACGCCACGGAAGCGTGAGTTAATCACTCGCTCGCACTCCTCTACCTGGTGCAGTGCCAGGCGGGTGGCTTCGTATTCTTCCTTCTCTGCGTCGGCTATCTGCTGTGCGATTGCCTTGGCTTCGTTCTCGAGGGTCTTGATGCGGTTTGTGTAGTCGTCCCACTGATCTTGCGAGGTGAGCAGCTGCTTTATCTCGTCGCGTCGGTCGGAGAGCTTCTTGCGCTTGGCGGTGTACGCCTCGGTGCTGTCGGTCTCGATCGTTGCGTTGTCGGCTTGCTTGAGTAGCTCCTGTATCTGCGTCTCGAGTTCGTTGTAGCCTGGGAGTTGCTCGGCTGGCGTGGGCTTTACGGCTTCCTCTTCGGGGAGATCGAGGAGCTCGGCTTGCTGCTTGATGAGTATTCCATTGAGTAGGGCTGCTTCATCTTCGTTCTGTAGGATGATTGCCTTCCCACCAATTAGATCCTCTTCGCATTTTGAACGTCTCTCTTTTAGGAGAGTTCCCTCCTGGGCTATGGCGTCGAGTCGTGCTTTCTTCTCGCTCTGCCATACTGCCTCAGCCTTTGCGATCTGCTCGTCGGGGAGTTGCTGGTGGCAGTGTGGGCAGGTCGTCTCACCATTATATATGGTAGCGTGGAGTGTCGTCCACTCTTCGCGCTTAACAAGCATCTGTGCTTTAAGCGACAAGGCCGAATTAGACAGCTCGTGGTATTGAGTCAAGAATGACGAGCTTTTACTTTTGCATTCCTCTAATCTTCGCTTCGTCTCGTCGATCTTGTGCTGGAGCTCTCGACGATGTGCGCCTCGCTGGTAGGTCTCTTCGTCGGCTCGCTTGTGCTCCTCGGCAATGAGCTGACGCTGCTTGCTTCGGAACTCCTGGATCTTGGCCTCTCGCTCGCTGGCCTCCTTGTCCTGCTTGCGCAGTCGCTCGGAGCTGCTGGCGATTGCCTTATCTATATCGGTAAGCTCAGCTTCGATCCCAGCAAGCTCAGGCTCGAGCGTCTTGCGATCCTGCCATTGTGGTAGCAGGATGCGCGTCTGATCGATCTTCGGCTGGATCTTGGCTGCGTCCTCCTTGAGCTTCTTCTTGCGAGCTGCGATGCGTCTGCGGAAGTCTGCCAGGCTCTTGCCATTGAGCTTATCTACCAGCCCCTCCCATTCGGGAGAGGATGCTGCGATCTCCTCGATGCTTGGCGTGTGTGCCACGTCGAAGAGGATGGCGCGCTGGTCCTCCCACTTCAAGGAGGCGAAGTACTCGTGGTTGGTCAGTAGCTTGAATGTCGTCTCGTCGATCAGAGCGGAGAGACGCTTGCCAAACTCCGTGACGCTGACGGGGACGTCGTCCCAGTAGCAGTCGGTGTGGTGGCCTCGGAAGACCTCCTCAGCTTGTCCGCGTGGCTTGACCCAATCCTCTACATAAGCACGTCGTAGTGTGAGGGGCTCGCCATCTACGGAGAGTGTTACGGATACTTCGCAGGGTGCTTTGTCTGTGGTGCTACCACCCTCGTCGTAGCTCTTGACGTCCTCATCCTTGCGTCCGTTGCGGTCCTTACCGAACAGACACCAAAGGAAGGCGTCGAGGTGGCGACTCTTGCCTGATCCGTTAGGCCCTGCAATGATTGTCTCGTTGGGAGAGAAGGTGGTGGTGCGTTCTCGCTCACCCCTGAACCCTATCATGGTGAGTGATGTCAATCGTATTGTCTTCATAAGTGTCGTGTATTAATGAGTGTCTACTTTGTTGCGTGGTTGCGCTCTCCCGAGTTGGCCACGCTCGTACATTGCTGGCGGGTGCGCCCTCACGGGCTTGCCGTCATAAAACGATTGATAAGATTCATAACTATCGGGTCTGCTGGCCCGATGGGGAGCCGCTCGAAATTGCGGCTGAGTGTCTACTTTTTTTGGTAGCCCTACTCTCCCGAGCAAGACTACCCATTTAACTTAACTAAACAGCAATGTCAGTAATGAAAAAACCACTTTGTGTGGCGGCCGTGCCCCTTAAAACACGACCGCCATTCTCAACACAATACACATACGCTAAACAATCCGTATGTTGCTCTTACTATTAGTAGTCATCCCCGTCTCTGTTGTCGTAAAGCTCCTTGAGTGTGAAGGGAAATATCGCAGGTGCGAAGATCTGAATGATGATGCGGGGCATATCATTGAAGTGCCAGCCCATAGCGTAGATGGCGAAGGAGAGGAGGGTGAAGATAAGCGAGCAGGTGAGCGTCGCTTTCATCGAAATCTTACGTGTCATAGTCGTATCTCTTATTATTATATGTAGTGTCGTCAGGAGGCTTCCGAGCCTCGGGGCTTCCGTGCCTGCCACGGCTTCGCCCTGCGCACATTAGGTCGCAGGCTAACGACAATGGGTTAATCACGTGCAGGCCTTTCACCTGCAGATTAATTCGTATCGCCATTGTTTATAAAGTATGTCAAAGATCGCGGAGGACTGAGGGGCTTAACCCTCGGCAGGTGCACAGCCTGTTAACCCTGTAGGTATTTGTATACCGTAGAGCGAGCGAGCTTGTATTTCACTCGTAGACTGTGCACGGCATCTTCTGTACCCATGCCTTCATCCTTCATCTTCGCGAACGCTGCTCTGATTTTATCTGCGCGCTCTGCGAGTATCTTAGACTTTGGCTTGAGGGCTCTTCGTTTCGCCATAGAGGTCTACTTGTTTTGTATTTCGTTATCTTTGTCGGTGTCTGTTTTTAGACCCGAGATCGTTGTCCTCTCTTGGACTACACTACAAAGGCAAACCATTTAGGTTGACCCACCAAATTTTAGTCAACCATTTTTGTGTACCTGCATCATAATAAGTTGTAACTCTGCATCTTATGGGAGATAAAAATTTTTCCGCACTGGCGGAATATTTCAAGAGCAAGGGCGTTACCCAGCTTGCGATAGCCGAAAAGCTCGGCGTTAGCAAGGCTTATGTCAACGCGCTAATGACTGGGAAGAAGGCCTTTGGTAAATCGCAGGCTGCAAAATGGAGCTCTGAGTTTGGAATTTCAGCTTCATGGTTGCTTACTGGGGATGGTGATATGTTCACGACCAGCTCCTCAGATGAGCAGGGTGAAGTGAAACGAGTGGAAGAGGAGTACGAACTACTCCCACGCATCACGGAAGACAAGGGGCGACCATACTATGACGTGGACTTTCTCGGAGGGTACGGAGAGTTTGCAGATGACCCAGCAAGCGCACCCGTTACCTATATGATAGACTACCCACCATACAATAAGGAGGGCGTGTTCTACATGAATGTCCGCGGGGATAGCATGTCGCCTGAGATTAACAGCGGTGACTTAGTTGCACTCCGACCTATCGAAGCGTGGTATGACTTCCTTCTCCTCGGGAAGGTCTATGCTATCGTCACCCTATCGGGACAGCGCACGATCAAGCGACTGCGTCGCGGTAGTGACAGCGACCACTATACACTCGAACCAATCAACCCAGCATACGAGAGCCAAGAGATACCAAAGACACAGATCGAGCGAGTATTTGAGGTCCTCGGTGGAATACGTAGATATGAATAGCTATGGCAAAAGAAAATCCAACTCCCGTTAAGAGGTCATACCTATATCGAAGTACCTATGTGTGGGTTGCTTTGATCCTAAGTATTGTATCCCTTGGATCTACGCTATATGTAGCACTATCTTTCCCTCTAATGCGAGACTGGATGGACTATCTATGGCCTATACCTCTATCATTCCTCGCATCATTCCTCCTTATCCTTATCCTTGGGCGCGAAGCAAAAGCCCTTGACGACCATCGCGTGGAGAGCTCCCCTGAATACATATCAGAAGCAGACGCTAAAAGGGCACTATCGCACGCTGTGTTTTTCGTGGTCATAGGCGTAGTGATTAGCTTGTTTGTAAATGAAAACAGCAACCTCACCGCATACCTAATCCTTGCTATCTTCATCACCTCGGTCGTGTTTTCGGTGATCTTCTCTGCAAGAGAGAGGATGGTAAATGACAGCCTAAGCACGATCTCATACGAGGTTAAAGAACTGAAAAGCTCGAGAGCCGATATCGACAAGATGAGGCAAGCTCTTTCCGACCACGAAAAGCTGATGAGGGAGATACTGAAAGACCTGCAAGACTTTAAGAAGACGACCGCAGATCTATCTTCCTCGTCTATCGCAGAAAGAGAGTTGCTCAAGTACTTATCTGATGATATTGACTCATTGCGTGATGATAGTAGCGAACTTCAAGAGAGGTTTATCAAACTACAGGAAGGCATATATAAGCAGCTGGAGGGAAAAGAAATATTCCGCTCGATGTCCTACTGGGAGATCAATGAACGAGTTAAGGATATGATCGTCTTATTACAAGATCAAGATAAATACATTCGAAGCGTTGTGACTGGACCTCACCGAGATCTATTCATTGACGCAAACCTTGAGCAAAACGTCATGCCTGCACTCTCACGAATCGAAGATACGCTTAGGAGAAACTTAAAGAAAGATAGCGAGTAGCACTACTAATGTAGGCAGCCTCGTAGATAGGAGGTATAATCATAGGCAACATATTGATTATACCTCAACTCTTTCCAACCTGGAAATAGTTGCTCTGCATCAGCATAGCAGTTGTTGCATAATCTGCAACAGCTCACAACCATTTCGGTGGCTTCACCGAAATGGTTTTACAATACAACCCGCACAACATGCTACCTATACGTCGCACCTGCCGCTTCCTGCTTGATCCGCAAAAGGGATGGACGGCATACAAGATACGCTACCGCATACGCTACGGAGGGTACATTACCACCGTGGCCGTGGGGCATCGGGCAGAGCCCAGCAAATGGAGTACAGAGGCCGAACGCTGCCTGAAGAATACCAGCCACGGAGATAAGCGCACACCAGCTGCTGCAATCAATCGCGCTATCCAATACGTCGAGGAGTCAATGGAGCGAGCCTTTACCTACTTCGAGGGAGAGGAGCGGCTACCAAGCCCCGAGGAACTCAAAGCCAAGTACAACGAGTACCTGCAATCGGCTCTCGGTATCGAGGAGACTAAGGCGCAGGCAATACTCCCCGAGGACAACAGCACTATCGTAGCAGTGTTTGACGCCTTCGTCGCATCAGAGAGCGTGAGACGTAGCTGGAGCGAGAGGCACAATGCCAACATACGCACGGCACGTATGCACGTATCTGAGTATGCAGGCAAGGACACCCTGGACCACATCAGTAGCGAGTGGGTGGCAGGCCTTATCACCTACCTCACCACGAAGCGAGGACTCCTCAACACCTCAATAGACAAGACGCTGCGCATACTAAAGAGCGTCCTCTACTGGGCACAAGGGCAGGGGCTGTATGAAAAGGACTACCGTCGCTTCTTCGACGTGCGCCTGAAAGGTATCGACGCAAACAGAGCTGAGGTATATCTCACCTGGGAAGAGCTGAGTAGTCTTGTCTCCGTGGATCTCAGATTACATTCAGAGCGAGTCGCACGTGATCTCTTCTGCTTCCTCTGCTTTACAGGGCTTCGCTACTCCGACCTCAAGAAGCTGACCCACGACAGCATCACACCTACGTCCATCAGGTACTACGCTCAGAAGACCGACCAACTCATCGAGGTAAACCTCAATGACCACGCCCGCGCTATCCTCGCAAAGTACGAAGGAGGGGAAACCCCACTGCCTCCAATGGCAGAGCAACGACTCAACAGAACTCTCAAGAGCGTCTGCGAACAGGCAGGTATCAATGCACCAGTCACTCGACTACGCTACTCAGGACGTCACCGCATCGAGGAGACACTGAAAAAGTATGAGGTCATAACCTCGCACGTCGGCCGTCACACCTTCGTGGTGCAGGCCCTCACACTCGGCATACCATCTGAGGTCATCCGCAAATACACGGGCCACAAGACCGAAGCAACCATGCGCCCGTACATCGCAATAGCCGATACCCTCAAAGCACAGGAGATGGAAAAATTCAATCGTCCCCTGCTCGAGAAAAAGAGGACGAATAGAGGACGATTTTAGTAGCGTTATATTGCTTCCTATTATCCCCTATTATCTTGAGCCCACTACGCAAGCCCGCTCCGCAAGCGCAATAGAGGATAATAGAGGGTAATATAGAGTGATTATTGATACTCCCACTCTGGGTACAGCCACTTACAGGAAGCCCCTGCGTAAATCAATGATTTGCGTAGGGGCTATTCTTGTAGCAGAAGATGCCATTTATCCCAAAGACACATGCTATCCAATCGTATAAGTCCAGTAGCTTCCGACAAATAAATCCAGGCACT